GCCGTTTGCAGAGTCTGTTAAGCCTGAAGCTGTTGCAGCAATGCCAGTGCCTGTGACCGTAACCGCTGACTCAGTGCCATGAATAGTTGACAGTAACAGGCTGATGGTTTGCTTTGTGGCTTCAGTGGCAATCTCTGCCATTAGCTCTTTTGTGTCTTGAATTTGCTTTGCAGCGTTGAAGTCTAGTGAAACCTCGGCGCTTTGCGTGTAGCTAATCGACTTCTTGAATCGACCGCTAACACGTCGCACCGGAGTAAATACCGGACTTACGTTAATTGTGCCTTTAGCAGCTTGTTCGCTAAGGTAGAATTTCCAATCACCGCCAACAATTTGACGGTCAGCTACAGTTGTTGGCATGTTTAGAACCCCTCACAATAAAAATTAATAGTTACTTGATAACCCAGCCATGGATCGTCTTCAATTTTAGCAGTATTGGCTTCGAATGTCTTCACATTGCCAAACTCGGTATTTTCTAGCAGCGCAATGAAAGCTTCGCACAGCGCTAGGTTATTGTTAACGCCTGAGCCTTTCGGCGTAAATACGTCAACTACTAAAAGCCCGTTGCGCCTAACCCAAGCTGAGCCGCCGCCCACTGCGATGTTATTCGATGCGGTATTGATAACATTAATCCGCGCCCATGGTGCATTGACTGGCTGTTGCCATCCTGACTGGTTTGGATATTGAATTGAAACACCTGAAGGCGGAGCGCCTGCAATCTGTGCAGTAATACTTTTTACCGCTTCGGAAAATCTTTTATCTGCCATAGCTTACCGCCTGTGCAATTGCTTGTTCTACGTATTTACTGCCAGCCTGAGCAGACCAGCCTTCGTTTAGTCGCTGAATATATGGCAAGTTATTAACTATCCATAAAACAGGCAAAGAGTCTGACGGGTAGCTTTCTGTTACTGTGCGAGCTAGATCAATGGAGTAACTGCCTGAAGCGTTGAAAGTTGATGTGTTTTCATTGATGCGCGTTTCAGGCTCGTTGATGCTCATCAGCCAATTCGCCTTTGCTTGACCATCCTTAAATGGAGTAGCTGCGACAATGGCTTGATCTGCCAGCATGCCGAGCTTGCGAATTTCTTCAGATGCAAACTCTGTTAGCTCAACTTTTATTGAAAAGCCGTCAGCGTATGCAGCCATTAGCGCACCCTCAATACAAGTTTTACGGCAGCGTCAGCAGCATCTAGTTTGATGGCAATGATTGACATAGCTACGCCGCCCAATGAGCAGTAATCGCCAACGCTTGGCGCAAATGTATCAATGCGCGTATAAGCAGCGCCCGTGTCGCTCTGCTGTGCGTCTGTGCCTTGCCAATCAATTAGGTCAACGCCAAACTTGATCGCTTGATAGGTGCGCTGCGTTGCTCCTGTTTGCGACTCAGCAACCGGATTATAAGTGCCGCCACTTGTAATGACTAAAGCCTGGCGAAAGTCAGCAAACTCGGAGTCAATCAGCTCGCTTGCTAGGTCTTTGAATTCTTGCTTTGTGGTAGCCATGATTAGCCCCTTTGCAATCCTGAATTGCCTTTAGTAAACGGCATCAGTAAGCGGTCAAGCTCAGGCACTCGCGCCTTGTATGTAACCTGCGAGCCGGATTCGTAGCTAACTGACTTTGAGCCAACGCCGTCAAGTGACTTGGATTCTGCCGCAATCAATCCGCCAGCAAGCACAGTTGCATCAAGTGACAATCTGCCTGCCTGTTGTAGCTCAACAGCCTTGAGTGCAGCCTTACTAATGTCAGCAATCGCAACAACATCAGTTGGCAAGCTCATTGCCTGCGCTGCGTCTAGCTCTTGGCCTTTGAAAGTGTAATAGGTATCAATGAAGTCAGCAGATAAAATCAAATCCTGGTCAAGTGTTGCGTTTGATACAACAATCCCGCGCTCTGCTGCGTAGGATTCATAAGCTGATGCTGTGGTGTATGAATTCGTGCCGAGTGTAGCCATTACTGAGCCTCGCTGCGTCTGTGTTCTCTAATTCGCGCCCACACAATAAATGAGCGTTCAACAACCAATAACAGCAAAGCGATGAATGACAATAAGTCCATCCAAGGGAAAGCGCCAATGTGCGTTATTGCGTTATTAATTGGATCTGGTAAGTAGTCTCGAAGATTGTATACAGCACTTGTGCCACCTGCTGCTGTGATGGCTTTGTGAGTTAACGTGCCAGTATAATCATGGACGTTTGTTATCATGTGATCTAGCAGCTCTTTCATGCTCTCTTTCATTGCGTATGATCTTTTTGACTCGGATGTAGCAATGATAGCCCATTAAGCCAACGCATACAATGACGAGTAATGTAGTCAATAAGTCCGGCATCCTGTTTGCCCCCGCCACCTAAAAGCTGAGCCAGTACATAAGCATTGATGATTGTGATCAAGTACGGCTGAATCCTGTCAAATCTTGTGTCAAAGTTGGCGTGAAAAAACACCGCTTGGTCAACTGCACCCAAAAAGTATACAGCACCAAACGCCAAAAATATCTGTCTAAAATCTGATATTTTTGTGATATCGGCTTGCGCGAAGTAAAAGTAAAGCGTTGAAACCACTAAAAAAGCTGCGAAGTCAGTAGTTGTGAAGGCTTGTATTAAAGTGTAACTGATTAAAGTGATAAGCATGACAAGAGCCTTGCCATTGAATAGCGCGATTAAGCACCATGCAATAGCAAGGAAGAAAGTAAAGTTACTTACGTTTAGGTTTGCGAGCTGCATTGCCGCCCGTCCCGCCTTTCTTGCTGTCTTTGGTATCTGTACCGCTCATGTTTCCCCCGAAAGTTAAGTTATCGCCGTGACTAATCCGTTAGAAGCTCCGGCGATTTAGTATAGCATTTATTCAGCAGGCATACGCAAGAAGCCTGCGTCGTATAGCGATTCAGCGTATTTTACGTAAAGACTCCAAGGTGAGCCGTGATTAACTTCTAGCAGCTTAACCGCAGCATCAACAACTCGCTTTTTCTCTGCTTCGGCTTTGCGATTATCGTGGTCTAGTGGGCGGAATATCGTGTTGTTTAGGCTTCTAATTCCATTGTCAGAAGTCCATACATAACCGCAGTGGTAAGCAATAACCGTCCCGCAATACCACTTGTTAGGCTTTATCGCTTCGTGACTGTCTGGCACAATGCAAGAATAAGAAACACGATCACCAACTGGCGGCAAAGCAACAGCCTTTTGCGCTTCGTAATCGTACCAATCACTTACATTTTCAGCATTTGACTTACTTTCTGGAATTTCACTTACAGGCAGATAGCTTGTGCCTGCTGGTTTGTATCGCTCGTCAGTGATTTTGAATTTTGTTACAACAGAAGAAAAGCAACAGTCAGAACCCCAGTAAATATTGTGCACCTTTGTGCTATGCCATTCTTTATCGTGGTAGCAATTAATTTCAACGTCATCCGGCAAATCAGGCATATCGCCATTGGTCTGATACTCAACACCCCAACGATAGCCGTTGATGTAGCCTAGTTCGCGGGCGCGTTGTTGGAATTCTTCTTTATTGCAAATCGAACCAAAAGAGCATGATGAGCAATGCCAAATATCTTTTGATGTTACATCAAGTAAATGCTTGCATGACTCATGTTTTGATGGCCAAGCACCGCCAAGAGTGTGAACCGCATTATCAATCAATTCCTGTTTATTCATTTCCCAAAACCTCATTAGTTAATCGAAGCCTAAATGTATCACATCTGCGCATAAGGTCAACACAAAAAACAAAACCAGCACAAGGCTGGTCTGTTTGCTGCGGCTTCGGCATCGAGCAGCTACGACGGAAAGGTAGAAACCGCGCATGTGGGCGGAAAGAACCTGCCTGCGACAATTTCAACAAGGAAGCTAATACGAGCAGAGGAAGGCCGCCCTAGTCTTTAACCTTGCATCGGCCATTGTTGCCAAGCGTTGGATTTTAAATAGATTAGCGCAACGCTTTGAAATAGGCAATAAAAAAGGCGACCGAAGCCGCCTCTTTATTTTGTTGGATATTAACCCAGCAGTAACGCTGTGTGTTCTGGCTTGATGTTTTTAACACCCCAAGCAAGCGCAATTTCGTAACGGATTTTGCGGTAGCCAGGGTAGATTGACACTTCAAAAGCCAAGCCTGAGCGTGGATCTTGAATGGTCATTACATCAATTGCCATATCGCCTTCTTGTGGGCGTTGCGGCATACGAGTTGCCAGCACGATTGCAGAGCGGTTGAACGCTAAGTTGCGTGCTGAGCTGTTAACTACTGTCATTGCTGCGTTGTCAGCTAATGCTTTACGTAAGCCTGGAGCAGCCAATACTAAAGATCCGCCAGATAAAGCAGTTGCAACAACATACTGATTTGTATCGCCTGCGAATGTAACGATATCGCCAGCTAATACAGTACCTGAGCCAGTATCAACAGCAATTGAAGTTGCACCAATAGCATAGCCTGCGCCGTTGTTTACTAAGTAGCTTGCGCCAGTGCCCTTGGTGAAGCTAACAACTTGACCAGACTCACGAACAGCCATGCCTGAAAGCGTTTGGAAAACACCTTGATTCAGGATTGTTGGCTCGAAAGCAACTGAAGCGTTAGATTGCTTACCTAAGAAGATCGCGCCAGCAGAAGTGTTAACCACTAACTGGTTATCTTGCACAGGTGCGCCGTTGTCTTTCAGGATTTTAAGCGCCTGAGTTGCGTCAGTGAAGTCGCCAGCTGTGCCAAATGGAGTTGTACCAGCAGTGCCGTAAGCGCGTGACATGGTGCTATGCAAGCCACACAAGTCTGCTTCGATTTCGTTAACCAAAGTACGCATTGCTTGTGCAATTTGGTTTACTCGGATGTTGCCATAACCAACGCCAGAGTTCAAGCCAACTTGCTCGTTGCCTTCCCAAGAGAAAGGAACTGCTTTTGCTTTATTGATAACGATTGCAACGTTGTCGATAGTTTGATCAGCAGCAGCAGGCACGCCCATTGCTGGAGTGATGCTTGAGCTAGTGTTAGTCGGAACAACTGGCACGCGAACTGATTGGCCTTCAGCAGCGCGATCAACGCGAGCATCCATCGTAACAGCTGGAATCATACCAACTAATTCACGCGATACAACGTCAAGCGCTGCGTACAGGTCAGGAACTAAATTTGTTAAAGTGTTAGCCATTTTAAAGCCCTCAAATGTTTATTAGGTGACTACGCCACCGGATTTAATGAAACTCATTTTCTCGGCCGGATTCATTGACTCGAATTGGCCGCGTGTGGCTTTAGGTTTGTTGGCACCGCCTGCACCTGTTGAGCCTTGAGCATTGCCACCGCCTTTGGTAACAACACCTGCTTTAAGCAGTGGCGCAAAGCTATCATCTTTCAATAACTCCGCTTTGAACCCTGCCAAATCTAACGATGAGGCACCGCCATCATCATTTAAAAACGTTACTTTACCCGTTTCTGGGTCAATGTCGATACGGTCTGCAACTAGGCGTTTAAATGCTTTACTGCCTGAATCTGTTGCTAACTCGCTTGCTAAATCTGCTACAAGTGCAGAGCGCTTTTCGGTCTTGATGCTATTGGTCAATCGGTCAATGCGCGATTGAAACTCTTTAGCTGTCTCACCATGTCGGCGCTCAAGGTCGGCAATGATCTCATCCGTCTTGCCTTCTGCCTTGAGCTTTTCAAGTGCCTTGCGCTCTGCTTCAGCCAGCTTTTCTGCTTGCTGCTTTTCAAATTCTGATAAACGGCTTTTGACCGTCTTGTTTTCTTCTTTGACGTTAAACGCTAGTTGCTTTAGCGCTAGGCTGTCTTTGTCTTGATAGCCTTTTTTACCGTCAATTTCTACTTCTACAAACTGATCGCGCCAATCTTCTGGCACTTTTTCTAATGATTCAACAAACATTGTAGGCACCGCCTCTAGTTATGACGCACCGCGTCGCTGTAGTGATTTTATACCCGTTAAACTAAACCGTCAAATTATCGCCGCCGTCAATGGCATTTAGCACAGCCTCGGCATCATCCATAGACCAGCCGCCCTCTGCTAGCTCTCTGATTGCTAGCTCTTGCGGCTTCAATCCTGCAAGCACCAATTCCATAATAACGCGCACTTCTTCGACTGAAAGTTTAGACTTAGCGAATGTGCGCGGCAGGCTGATTACTACTTGATCTGCATTCTGCTCGATGGCATCTGCCGACCATAAACCCTCAAACATTCCGCAGTACAGAATAGCTTTCTGATATGCCGACTCTAAGCCTTGAGCCAGCGCAACCAAGCGAGCGTTATTCTCTGCCGCTGCAATCTCTGCTTCGGTAGCTGTTGCTGCTTTAACGTCGCCTTGAAGCACTGCGCCCATCTGGCGCGCTTCTTGTGTGTTGCGCTCAAAGTATGACTCATACGGCTGAACTGAAGTTTCACAGCCAATCACTTCAACTGTGCAGCCTTCTGGCAACGTATTTCGACTGCCTGAACCTGTCTCAATGTAGCTGCGCCCGTTTGCTGCTTCAAATTGTTCAATGAAGTTCGACCGCGCACCGAAAACGTAAGTTGTTGGCGGCAAGTTACGGATAGTTTCTTTATACTCAGCGCTCATGCGGTAGCGAGCAAGTGCTAAGTCGCAGATCGGGCTGATGAATCCCATCTGTTTTGGTAATGCGCCTGCCTTGATTTCTTCGTCAGATGCGAATGTTACCGGTAGCCAGGTTAACGCTGAGCCGCTAACAGTCATATAGCTGCGCTCGCCTTCTTCGAGTCCGGTTGATCTCTTAACAATCTTTTGCTGATAATAATTACCATCTTCGTCAAGCGCTAACACTAGGTAAGATTCTACCGCTGTGTGCGTTGCTGTGTACGGGTCAAACTCTGTGCCGTCTTCACGCAACATGATGTAAGTCAACTGCATCGCGCCATTGATGCGGCTAAAGTGCCAGTTAACCACTTTGTCGCGATTGTAGGCTTTGATTGTGGCGCGAGGATTTGCGCGCTTAACGTCTTCGATTGACACATCAGTCAAATCTACTTCTGATAATCCAAGATAGTCAGACACAAGCACTTGCCACTTGATTGGCATTAGCTCCGATGCGGTTTGCTCAATCATACCTGTTAATGATGTACCGTCATTGTCTGCCGATTCTAGCAAGTAGCTTAAGCGCTCAGGAATTTGAATATCCGCCTCTTTGATCTTCATGCGGCCAAGCAGCGATGCCAACGTCTGACCGCCGTAGTTTTGATACTCGGCGTTTGCAATGTAAATCGCATAACGATTCTTAGCATCAACAGTAGTTTTGTCGCCGTCGCTCGGATGCGGCAGTAAATCATACTGAGCTTGCTTAACAAAGAACTCACCAGCCAAGGCGATTCTTGTTTCTTCAATCTTCGGCAACATCAGCGCCGCTTCGGTGTGTAATGTGATCTGCTGCATGTTGCGCCCTTAATCGTTTTTAATAGTTTACTGCTAAAGTCCGGCTTTGGCAAAGTTACAAGTCAGGATCCAAGCCCGCATCAATAAATGCTTGTCTGTCCCTAGTTTTTAACTGCTCAATCGTTAATGGCCTGCCATAAATATCAGTCATTCTAGCAAGGCTTAGCTTCCCATCCATAAGCAACTTTGCGCGAGTCTCGCCAAGGTTGTCAGCAACAAATGCAAAGCCTTGGTCTTTCATCCAAATATCTAAATCAGTCCCGTACTTAACCTGAGATATTTCAAACTTACCTAAATCCTTTCGGCCTTTGTATGTTGGCTTTTTATCTGCATCTTCTGGATATTTATCGCCCGCGCCAATGGCTGGCATATTGACTCGCGGATCTCCCATGCCTTTTACACCATAAATAATTATTGTGCGGCAGCGTTGATGATATGGCGGATAACCTATCGGGCTTTCGTTTAAATTCCAGCCGTCCTTATATTTCATGTAAATACTACTGCAAATAATAGAGCGCCTGTTATCAAACATCACAAGCGGATATTCTTTGTCGATAATGTCTTTATTATCATCAGCCATAGCTCTACGCGCTTGATTGGCGTAATGGCTTAAACCAGTCCTTGCCAATGTCTCTGCGTGTTGCTGTGCTAATCCTTCGCTATACTGTCGAATTGCTGCCGCAGTCTGTTTAACTGTTGCGCTTTTTGTGTATCCAGCTTTCACAAGGTTGTTTACTTGCTCTGCATAGCCGCTAATGTTTTTATCTACAAACTCTTGCCATGTTCCAACATCAACGCGATTGCCGCTTGTTAGAGTCATCAAAGCCGCATTAACATAATCAAGGATAGTCTTACTGCCTGGTTGACTAAGTTCAACATCATTCCACTTGCCGATCAACTCTGCATAGTAGCTAGACTCGTAAACCGCCAGCGATTGCAGCTCTTTAGTTGCCTCTTGCCAGCCTGCCGAGTAAATCTCTGTGACTGACTTGCTGATAGCTTTAGTTATCCGATTAAGCTGCGCTGCGCTCTTAATTTCTTCCTGCGCCAACAGGATTTCGCGCACTGACTTGTAAGCGTCAGCAAGTGAAGGGTAGACGTTAGTCTTAAGCAATCCCGTTGCTACTCGTTGCAGCATTGCTTCATGGCGTAGTTGATCAGCGGTTAGACTCATCGATTAAATCTCTCAATGCTGTTGCTAGTATTTGGATCATTATCGCCTTGTCTCCATGATAAGGCAAACCCTGAGCCATGCGACGTATATCAGTCAAGCATAAAACATGCACCGCTTCAGCAGTTGCTACGACGATGTGTGGCTGATGCTCTGATAGGTTTGTCATCTACGGCCCCAATTTAATGGAGCGCTGATTGGTGCGTTGATTGGGAACTCATAGCAAACCAGATAACCAAGCGCGTCAGTGATGTGGTCAAGCCCTAACGACTTATCAGGCAAGTTAGTATCTTTCTTGTACGTCATGCCATCTAAGCCATTTATAAGCTCTTTGCAGCGAGGATGAATAAATAGCCTGCTTTCGCCTTTGGCATTTTTAAGCATTGCCTGCACTGTGTTTATGCGGTCTGCAACTGGATCATGCGCCTTCGGTGCAAATGTGATAAATCCGAATTGCTCAAGAATAACAAAGTCAGTAACTCCGCCCGCTGCGCTTGTCTTTCTTGCTCTACCTGCTGGATCAGGATATGCGCGAATCTTGTGATTTGGATAACGACGTTTTATTTCTTGCGCAAGCTCTGTTGTATTGCTGTTCTCGATGCTGATTTCGTCAATGATGTGCAGTTGGTCAACAACCTTAACACCGATAGCCGCAGTGACTGGTGAGACGTTAAAGTCAATGCCGATGAAAAGCTCTCGCGTATCGTCAAGTGTTAAAAGCGAATTGCTAATGTTTACACCGCGATCAAAGTTAGAGTAAACCCGATTTGATAGAGTTTCAAAGCTGGCCAAGTATTCTTGCTTGAATGTTCTTTCTGGCAGCTCTCGCTTAGCCGCTTCAATCTCCGACAATGCAACATTGCCGCCGTCAGCCGTTGTAAACGTCCACGCTTGCCAGTTGTCGTCATCGCCATTCATTGCGTAATCATACAAATCTTTGGCCCAATTCCAGCCAGCAGGCGAGCTAATAAAAACAACTGGCGCAAGCTGGTCAGATGTTGCAGGTCTTACAACTTCCGTCCAGACCTCCTCAGACATGAAACAGTATTCATCAAGCACAGCGCCAGCCAACGAAACACCGCGCAAGCTGTCGCGATTCTCAGCGCCTTTTAACTGGATAACTGAGCCGTTAGGCAATTCAATGAATAGCTCTGATTCGTTTTTAACTGAGAACAAGCCGTCAGCAAGCTCTTTTAGCAATCGCCAAGCAATTGACTTCGCCATAACGTAAGAAGGCGCAATGTAATAGTAAATACCTTTCTTAGCGCCAGCCTGAGCAAGCAACCAAGTTAAGGCAAAGAAGGTTTTACCAAAACGCCTGCCGCAGATAAGCACTTTAAATCGAGTGTTACCGCGCCATACTTTTGTCTGTGGCTTTGTTAGCTTAATCTGCATCAGTTTCAGAATCTAAGACAACAACCAACTGCACTTGCTCAGTCTCGATGTGTCCAGTGTGTTCAACTGCTTTGCGTTTTGATGCGACGTATTGCGCTAACTCTTTGTAGCAGTCTTTCGCTAGATCAAGCTCTCCGGCTTCGTGTGATTGCTTTGCAATTTCTGCAAGCCCTTGAATTGGATGTTTACAACCTGTAGCTTGGATAAGGTTTAATAGCTCTTCTTTATCCTTGTTTGGGACGCCTTTCGGCCTTCCTGCGCCTTTCGGATTTCTAATATTTGTCAATTCTTTTTTTGCTTCACTCATATCAAGCACCGCTTAATAAACACCAGCACCGCTGGCAGATTAGCTGAGTATAGCGCAAAAGAAAGCCGCTATAAAGCGGCTATTTACTCAGCATCTTCATAAGCAGAATCGGCCACAATATCAAGCAGATTAGAAATATGCCAATATCAGCAAGCATTGAGCGGTCTAGCTCTTTGTCATCAATTTTCATTTCGTCAATAAGCATTTCTTTAATTGTCTTACCGATAAAGCTAGTCTTTGCCCAATGATTGCACATTGCTGCGCCGATTAAATACATGATTGCGTATTGCATCATTCAAGCTCCGTTATATCAAGCTCAACAACATCATCAATCGCAACCTTATGCTCAACTGCAAACTCATAAACCATAGGCTGCACAAGTGCTAGCATGTTGCTGGCTGTGATTTCTGTCTCGATGTAGTGGCCTGCGCGTGTTGTTGCTGCTATGCGGTATGTGTTCATGCTATCAACTCCAATAAGTTATCAATCAATATCTGCTCAGTTAAATCATCAACAAAAGCTGGCGGAGTCGGTACGGCCACCCATCCGGCATCTACAACTTCGCACTTGCCTTTGCAATCGTCAATCATCGACTGGTGTTCGACTCGAAGCCACTCAGTTAACGCGCTGTGCTTATACGGCGCTGCCAATCTTGTCCATTTGGTCAGTGTCTTGGTCTTTCCGTTGCGCTCCACTGCGTTAACCACTAATAAGATAGCCCATTTAAACGCTGTTACGTCCAATGCTTGCGCGATAGACTCACGTATAGCTTCTGGTTTGCGCGTCTTGTAGTTGATTACATCAACGCCTTTGTCGACTTCCGAAAGCTTCATAGTCAGTGCCAGATTGCGCATTGCTATGATGGATTGTGTGATTAGTCTTTTAGTAGAACAGTGTTTTCTTTTTTTCATTACGATTACCCAAAGCGCCGAAGCGCTATTTCATACAGTTAAAAATGTGGGCGATAACGTCAACAGTCCAGCCGTTAATCAGCACTTTATAAGCCTGGCTATTGCTTACCACCGCAGTGTAACCAACTGGCGCTGTTTGTAACTTTTCGCAATGTTCAACTGAATATCTGAAAACGCATGGATTGCTATGAATGTCAATCCTGCCTGTCTTAGTTAGTGGAATGTGCGCGCTTTTCATAACAACAACATCCATTTGACTGTGGTTGCCTGCCGCATTAGCGGTGCCAGTTAAACAGGTTGATTTTCTGTTTGATGGCCTTGATTTGTTTGGCTTGTCTTTTTGGTATATGTCAAAGCTGCCATCTGGTAAGCCTAAAACATCAGCCAACACAATTCCTTTATCTTCTGGCTGAGTTATCTCCCAATTCGCCCAATAGTAACGCTGTCTGTTTTGAGCGCTAACTAAGTTTGAGTTTATAAAAACTGGCTCAACTCCAAGCATTTCAGTAATAACCGCCAAATGCTCTTTCTTCATCTTGACATTCTCAAGTAAGAATTTTACATCAGGATTAGCCGAGCGAATATGATTCAAAATATCCACGTACACAAAGAACAATTTGCTACGCGGATCATCAAAAGCAAGCTGCTTACCTGCAAAGCTAAATCCTTGACATGGCGAGCCGCCAATCAATAAGTCAATGCCAGCCCAATCAATGCTCCAATCTCGCCATCCTGTCACATCGCCAAGCCGGATAATATCTGGATAGTTAGCTTGCGATACCTGGCTTGCATACTTGTCGATTTCGCTTGCATAGTATTTATCGACTTTTAAACCTGCTCGCTCTGCTGCAATCATTCCGCAGCTCATTCCATCAAACAAAGATAAAATATTCACTTGCTATACTCCTGCGCCAACTTCATTGCTTGACGGTCTAACCAGGCATCAGCAAACTTAGTCAAAACCTTCGCACAAGTTGCTGGATCAGCACCTAAGAACATCAACTGAATCGCCTTGCAACACTCAACATCAAATGAAGCATCGCACTCCAGTTCCTGAATGAAATCGCTAGCCTTCATATCACTACGGATCTGCTGCGCTAAGTGTTCTAGCCGCGCTTGCTCTAGGCTGTCGCGCTCGCCTTGGTGGTCGATTGTTTTGAAAAAGTCGTGCACTGTCATTCTTCCACCTCTGGCGCTGCTGGCAGTGGCATCCAGTGGGTGTAATTGTGCAAATAATTTACAGCACAACAAAGCCAGCAGCTTGTTGGAACAAGACTGTCAATATGAACCTTAATATCGGCATAAATTGTAGAGTTCCCGTCAAACCACAAGCACTCTGTTCTTATTGCTGGCAATCTCTCTTTAACACTAATCCATTTCATTTCTTCAACTCCCCAATCACAAAACCAGTTCCGCACTTAGATTTAATCAGCTCGCCTTGTGCGATTAAGCGCTTGGCGACTTCAAGCGAGTTTGGCCCCAATTCAGCCAGCCGCAGCACTCCGTTGGTGGCTTTTTGTTTTACTTGGTGTGTTAGTCCTTTCATTTGTACGATACTCCTGCCTCGGTTAAGCTATCTCTAATATCTTCAGCATCAAACACGCTGTACCCGCAATCGCAAGTAAACGACAGTGGCAGCTCAACAACAATCGCCGCTCGGCTGGGTTGCTATGCTTCAAAAGCGCAGCCAACAATCGTGTTGTTATAAACGCCATCTGTTTTTAAAGTACACCACTTTTTCGACTCAGCCCAAGCCTCAAACTCTTTCCGCATTTGTTCGCTCATTTTGTTTTCTCCAATTCTGCAAGTAGTGCGTCTGCGTGCGCTACGGCATCAGCAGCTAATAGGTGTTTGTTTGTTGTGCTACCCTTGTAAGTTGCGCCCAAACTAAGAAGCCCCTGCATAGCCGCCATTGCAAACATTTCGCGTTTGGTTAAGCCTAGTGAGCCAAGCTCCCAAGTGCCGTTGTTGCATCTTGATTCGTAAAGTTGCGCAGTATCAACTGGCATTGCTGGTAAATCGCCGTTTTTCATTTTTCATTAATCCTCAATTAGTTCATAAAAGAAATTAAAAACAACCAAAGCACAAACGGTAACTACTGCACCATAAAGCGTTGTGACGCTAAACCCAAGCGCAGCGCAAACTACGCCTAAAGCTGCGGATAAGAAATATCTCATTCTTCTTCCCCTTGTTTAAATCCTGTCTCTGCTGTCTTAATCCAAACGGCGCCATCACCGTCAATCTTTGCGCCTGCCTTGACCCATCTATCCACAGTCGCATGGCATCGGTTTAGCACCTTGCCAGTTTTGCGCAATGAGCCGTATTTGCGCACTAGGTCTGATACTGGTTTCATTCTTCCACCTCTGGTGCTGCTGGTAATGGCATCCAATGGGTAACGTCAGTAAAAGACGGCCCTGATTTAACTCCATATCCATCTGTTTTCCACTTTCCACTATCGTGAAGATACATATTTGACACAGTGTTAAGCCTAACCGTTAGCACGCTTTGATTCACATTTGGCAATTTCTTTTTAACACTAATCCATTTCATTGCAAATCCCCAAACATAATGTCATCAATCTTGAAAGCAACTAATCCGATAGACTCGCGACCATCTGAATAAACCCACTGAAAGCAATTTGTGTCAGGCACTCTTTCCATGCTGCGAGATAGCCCGCAGCGCTCGCATTTTTCGCGTGTTGGTATTTGCCAGCGATTTGTGTGCGTAGTCTCCACATTGTGACCAAACACTTTGCATAAGAATTTTTTCATATTAATAAACTCCACATTCAGACATGCGCTCACGCATATTTGTGTAAATATCGCCGATGTGAATTGCGTTGATTGCAGCATCAGCCCATTGTGTGCGAGGCAGATTGTGAATCATCCAAGACTCAAGGCGATTAGCCTGCTCCTGCGTAGGTT